AAGAAGAACCCAAAGAAGAGTCGCCTAGGCCCACAGAGAAGGCCGCAGTAGCGTCAGTTGTTCCGCCAAAGACCACTAGCGATCCAGCCCCTGCGGTAATTACTCCCAAGGATGGAGTTGTCTCCTTTAGGTCGGAGGGCGGACTAACTAAGCTATCTCTGGACAAGGATGAGACTGCGGTACGTCACGGTGATTCTGTCTACATCCTCAAGAAGCAGAAGGGTGGAGGATTTGAGATTCAAGACGAGTACATGTCCAATCTTGGGCATTCCTCCAAGTCCGACCCAGTAGAGGCATTATCTGAGCACCTAGGCGTTAAGGAACAACCCAAGAGCGATCCTGCACCCATTAAAGGAACAACGATTGAGAGTAAGAAGACTGAAGAAGTTAGCAAGGCACAATCTCCGAAAGAGAAAAAAGAAGTCAAGTCTTCTCCAGCCCCAATTACCAACTTCAAGGTTACTACAGGAAAAAACAACGCCATCCTAGAAGGCCCTGGAGGCAAGACCGTCTTCCTAGAGCCAGTCAAAGGCAATCAATGGCAGTCTACACTGGCCGACGGAACGGTGATTCGTAGATTTAGCCTACCGGAAGGCGGAAATATAACCGACTACGCCAAGCAGAACGGTTCAGACTTGTTATCCAATACCAAGAAGAAATAAGTTAAGCCCCATGGCCCTGGCAAGAGAGTTTGGACTGGTTTTTGTGGGATTAAGTTCACCAACTAGTCCACACGACTGAAGGATAATGGTGCATATTTCAGAGCAGAATTTATCCTGCGGAAGTCCTGGAATGTCTGGAAAAACGAACCCAAGGATCCCGCTCCAGTCATAGTGCTCTCCTACATGTTTAAGGGCGATGCGAGAGGCAATGTACTCCTGGTATCTGTCGCACGGAACATCAAAAACGTGCCACTGCTTAACGTCTAACTCTATCCTCTTGAACCTTACCCCTCCATCTGCAGGGTAAGAAGAATAGCACAGCGATCCGCGTCCACCCCTAACTAGACCAGATGGAACTCCATCAATTGCGCCGTCACTACTAAAGACAATCTCGCAGTGTGAGTACGGGCCATTAGTCCACCAAGCAATTAGGCGATCTAGCCACGATCCAGAACTGGCTTTTTTGAAGGCTATCTTCATGATACTACCCAGCCCACACCTCTGCCCAAGATCCAGACAAGGAAGCCTTGGCGTACTCAGTGCTCTTATTCTCGAAGAAGTTTGTATGAGACGGAGCATTAAGCATTTCCTCTACCCACTTCAGCGGGTTCTTTTTGACCTTAAAGATACCCTTAAGACCCATGCTAATTAGGCGGCGGTCGCAGATGTACCGGATGTACTTCTTAACCCCATCCGCAGTTAGATTCTCCATCTGCCCCATCGAGAATGCTAGATCGATAAACTTATCCTCAAGCTCCACCATCTTGGTGGCAGAGGAATAGATAAACCCCTTTAACTCGTCGTTCCAAATATCAAGGTTCTCTGAGACATAGGTACGGAACAAGTCGATCATTGCCTCTGTGTGAAGGCTCTCATCAGCCACAGACCAAGAGATAATCTGCCCCATCCCTTTCAATTTCCCATGCCGAGTGAAGTTCAAAAGCATGATAAAAGAAGAGAATAACTGAAGCCCCTCGGTAAAGGCAGAGAAGATGGCGATGTGTTTTGCCACATCCTTCTTTCCTCCGCTCATGGATTGCATGATAAAGTCGTGCTTCTCTCTCATTTCAGCGTACTGGCTAAATTCGCTATATGTTGACTCAGGCATCCCTAGTGTCTCAACCAAGTGAGAGTAGGCAGAGACATGGATAGCCTCCCTGGCAGCGAACCCAAGAAGCATCATCCTTACCTCTGGCTGCGGGAAGACTGGTAGATAGTTCTTGACATACCCAGCAGAGACGTCAATATCACCCTGAGTGAAATACCTAAAGATCTGGGTCAGGAAATACCGTTCCGGCTCCGACAGCCTAGACTTCCAATCCTTAACGTCTTCCAGTAGCGGGACCTCAGCAGGCAGCCAGTGCATTTGCTCATGGCGCAACCAGTAGTCATAACACTGGGGATAATTGAACGGCTTGTAGTAGATTCTTTCCTTAGTTAAACTCATTATCCCTCGCAAGCCACGCAATCAGTCCCAGTGGCAATCTCCTCTATAACCTTTCGCTCTACTGACTTAGCCACCTTGTCGGCCTTGCCAACCTTCTCTGAGCGACAGTAGTACAAAGACTTCAGACCGCTCTTCCAGGCATCCATGTGTACCTGATGGAGGTATTTTACGTTGCAATCAGGCAGGAAGAACAGGTTGATTGACTGCCCCTGATCGATATGAACCTGCCTAGCGGCGGCATGCTTCACAATCCATCGCTGGTCAATCTCAATTGCCGTCTTAAACACAGACTTATCTTCATCGCTCAGGCAATCCAGGTGTTGTACAGATCCATCGTGGGAAATAATGCTAGACCACACATCATCCAACTCCTCTCCCTTGAGTCTGGATGACAACAATACCTCAAGGTTTCTATTACGGTTAAGGAATGCACCAGAAAGAGTGTCTTGCCGATAGGCATTAGCCCTAAACGGCTCAATTGAAGGAGATGTGTTCCCCATAATAATCGAAGTTGAGGCATTTGGGGCAATAGCCATTAAGTGAGAGAACCGCTTACATTGGTATCCTTCTTCGCTGGGATAACCATAGTCCGGCGCACTGCCCAACTGTGAGCCAAGAAGCGTATTAGCGACATCAAGGCGCTTGCGGATGTTTGCAAAAATTGAATTAGAGTACAGTAGTCCTTGGAAAGAGTCAAAAGGTACGCCATTCTTCTGTAGGTATGAATGGAATCCAAGAGCCCCTACCCCAATAGATCTCTCCCTAAATGCCGATAACGAAGCCCTACTGATCGAAGCAGGAGCGCCGTCAATAAAGCAAGTCAACACATTGTCAAGCATTCTGGCTACATCTTCAAAGAATAACTGGTTATCCTTCCACTCGTCATAGTAGTCTAGATTAAGACTACTTAGGCAGCACACCGCTGTCCTATCCTTATCGGTTGGTAACTCAATCTCGGCACAGATATTGCTCTGCTTGATTAATAATCCACGATCCTTTAAGTGCTTCGGCAGAGCGCGGTTGGCCGTATCAATAAAGTGTAGATATGGCTCTCCAGTCATCATTCTAGTCTCAAGAATCTTCTGCCAAAGCTCCTTTGCCGAGACTTTACCGACTACCTCGACAGAGTGTGGATCAACCAACTCCCAGGTATCATCCGCGCTAGGATCGGTGCAGCACTTCTCGATAAGCTGCATAAACTTATCCGAGACATTGATTCCGTGGTGGAGGTTCATGCAGCGCGAATTAGGGTCGCCAGTAGGCTTCCTGATATCAACGAACTGAAGAATATCCGGGTGACTGATGTCCAGGTAGGCCGCATAAGACCCACGGCGCGTCCTGCCCTGCCTGTAAGCCAAAGAACAAGCCTCGTAGGTCTTAAGGTGCGGAATAACACCAACCGACTTGTCGTCAGATGACCTAATTCCTACTCCGATACCCACCCCTCCACCGAGCATCGATAGCCAGTTAACCTCAGATAATGTGTCTACTAGGCCAGTAGAAGTGTCAGGAATGTATGACAGGAAGCAACTGATCGGTAGGCCGTTCTTAGACCTACCAAAAGAAAGGATCGGAGTTGAGTAAGATAGCCAGTGCCGAGAAGCATAATCATAGAGCCTCTGCGCGTGCGCCTTGTGACTAGAGAACTTGGTGGATACGTAGGCGAATCGCTCCTGCGGGGATGATTCAGACTCCAGCATGTAAGACTCCCTCATCCTAAGAAGCCCATTGGCGTCGAATAGAGAGTCTCTGGTTAAATCAATGGGAATTCCATGAACTGTTTTCATGTATTAAATAGAATACCACCCCTCGGGGTGGCTATAGCAAACTAAAACCTCAATAGAAACAACCAGTTACAGGGAGCCCATTAGCCGTTCTATAATGGTTCGGACTACTCCCTGCAACTGTCCACGCGGGATACTTACCTACTCAGCGAGTCCATCATATGCCGCCCTAGCCAACTCTATCCCTTCTGATACAAATCTCTTCCATCGCTTCTGTCCCAATATAGGCTTGACATCGGTATCAGACATAATCATATGAGAAGCGGCAGCCAGTAGATGACTTGCAGACTCAATGTGTCTAACTGCTTGTTCTTTTGTCATACCGGACTATTCTCCCAATCTAGAAATCATCTTCTTCAGTATGCCGATGAGAGACACCTTCTTCTGATAGTGGCGGCAATTACCGTTCTTGTTACGCAACTCGTGGGAAACAAAATGGTACTCTACTGTCCTGATCGGATGCCTGAAGTAATCAACCTTAGTCTAGGAAACTTCCGGCTTATCACAAAGAGGAGCCCAAGTATCTCCTGTAAAGTACTTGCAATCATCACAATAAACACTCACGGCAACGACCCCTCTTCTCCAAAGTCGAATGACATTTGAGTATTTAATCCAAATCCGTTAGTTCCGGTTGAGTAAACATGCCCCTGGTGAGGAGCGCCAGTTGTTCCGTAGTACCGGACAGTGTAGGAGCCATTCGGCTCAAGACCAGAGATTAGCCTATCAATGTACCAACGCGCCTTCTTTAGGTCGCTCAATGGGTCACCCTTGTGCTTGTATCGGGCAATGTACTTAAGCGCAGCGCCATCGCAGTACCCAAGACCCCAGTCTTCAATTACTTCAATCGGCTCAATTTTCCCCTTAGTGTAGTGCGGCGGGTGATTAATGTTATCCATTCAAATTCTCCTTAATAGAGTGCTCAATAGTAGCCACTAGTCCATTCTCCTTCGACCAAACAAACCCCTGAGCACCCCTAACTGATCCAACATACCCATTAGACGAGTGCCAATAATCAGGCGGACATAGGGCAGGAATTACCCTAATCCGGCAGCCAACTTTATCCTTAACCAACATGTGATG